AAACCATTTTCTACCAGTTCCACAATTAGCATATTTAGGTATTAATGATGTAGGTACTTTAGATTTATTAGCACACCATGATACAAACATAGCACACCAAGCACCTGGATTAATTCCATACCATTCACCATATTTAGAATAGTTCTTACCAGTTTCTTTATAACCTAATTGGCTTAATGCCATATTAATAAATTCTTGTTTCATATTTTCCTCACTTTAAACTTAAATTCATAATTATCATCAGTTATTATAAAAAAACTATCTTCAAAAATGTCATAGTACACTCTTTTTATTTGAGGTGAATTATCACAAATCTCAAAATATTCTTTGACACTTAAAAGATAGTTCTTTAATTCTAATAACTTCTTAATCTCCCAAGAATACATATTATTTATTCTTCTTGTAATTAATATTTGATATTCCTATTAATGATGCTATGAATGTAGCAACTGCACCAATAGTCAATGTAATGATTTCAGTATTAAATCCATATATTACACCTAGAGTTGAAATTAAAGTAATTAATGCTGGTGTAAATACTATTAATATCCATTTTAAAATATCATATACTTTGTCTGGTAATATCATAGTTTACCCTCCTTTTCTATAATTCATATTTCCATATAAAATTATTAGCAGTTTTCTTTTTCCTTTTAAACACGAATTAATATGGTAATTGTTATAAAATCTAATTGCATCATTTCCTGAATACCATACTTTTAACAAATTACCTTTTAAATCAAATTGATAAACTCTTTTTGATTGTTTTTCTTTTACTTTTTGTGTTCTTGTTCCATAATTTATATTATATTTTTGAGTACACCATTCTAAATTATCTATCGTTAATATATGTAATAGGTTTCCATTCTTCTTTTATCATAATTTATCCTCATCTTTTAATTTATCAACTCTTCTTTTTATATATGAATTACCACCTAACTCAATGTATCGTTCATATATTTCATAAAATCTTTCTTTCTCTACATCATCAACTGCATTGCCTTGTTCTATATCAGCTAAAAATCTTACAATAAAGTTTTTATCACTAGATAACTCAATATCATTTAATCTTCCATTGATAGGTTTTAGTTTATTATCAAATAGTTTATTAAATCTTGCTAATAAGAATTCAACACCACCTATTAATGCAACTAAAAAAGCAACATAAGTTGCTATTGTTCCTAATGTTATATTTTCCATATAATCACCCTATCCTACTGATTTAGTATAGTAAACTATTAATTTATAAGTCCATTCGTTATCAAATGCTTTTTGCATTATTGCTGGCATACCTTTACCAAAAACTTCTAAATAATCATCATTAGGTGAACCATCATATATCCAATATTCTGGACTAAATATATCATTATCTCTACTTGTTTTATCATAATGTGGTAATTTATATACAATTCTTTCAACTGGATCATATAATACTATGTTAACATCAACAATATTTGGTGTTTGTCCTATTCCTTGGCTTTGAAGAAAAAATGTATTATCACTTAAATTAACACTTAAATTACCCTCATAACAATTTCTATACATTGTATTTCCAAACCAATTACCACATGCAGTTGAACCCCATTTAAAATTAGTATTAATTGGACTATCATTTACTTCAAATGAATCACTTAAACTAGGGAAGCAATTAATACCTACACTATTTAATTTAGTATCTACAAATAAAATTGGCATACCTCTTTGAATTGTAGTTGTATATGTTCTACTTTCAAATGCATCACTTACTACTATTTCAATATTCCACATATAATTATTATCAAGTGATATTGTAGTAGTAATATTATTTGTTAAGTTTGTGTAAGCACTCCAAGTGCTATCTTCAACTTTTTTATATCTAGTTTTAATTACAGGTGCATTTGTACCAATAGCACTATAATCAGCATTTACTAAAAAATCAGTATTAGAATAGAAATTACCTTGTCTTTTAACACTATAAGTTGCATAAGGTGTATGATAAGCTCGTAAATCTAATGTAAGCAATTTATCTACATATAAACCTCTACTATCATACATTCTTATATATACTTTATTAGCATTAGTATCATATTCATTATTAAATAATTGATTACTAATACTTGCACTTGTTCCTGATATAGTTAATTCTCCTAATGGTTGTGTATCAGCACTTATTATTCTATATTCTACTTTTGAAATTGTTGCACTATGTTTAACTTGTAAATTAGTAGCATTTAATTGTACTTTTGATATACCACTAATGATTATTTGATTATCTCCAGTAATAGCAACTGAATCAGCAAATGTATCTTGATAACTTACTGAGCCAATTACAGGTATACATTCATTTTCGTTTATTGAATATATAGCACCTGTCTTTATACTTGTATTACCACTATACTCTACTTTTACTTTGCAATTAGCACTCTTTTTATTTGGTATAGATTGATAAAGTTTAGTTGCATCTGCTAAATTGCTTACACTTGTACCACTTGTACTTGTAGAACCTATAACACTATCATCATCACCTAATAAAGACACAGTACATGTTCTTCCTAATGGATTATATATATTAATTGTTGGATTTTGTCCTATTGTAAAGTTTGCCATACTTGAATAGTTAGGATAAGCATAAGTGCTAAAACTAATTGTATTTGAATTACTTGATATACCACTATCAGCTCTTCTACATTCACAATATAAACTATGATTACTTCCAGCAGTTAAACCACTTATAGTAAATGTTCCACTTGTAGCACTACCACTAAATACTTCAACATTTCCACTATCTAAATGATAATTTACTTTATCGCAAGTTTCAGTTGTACTCCATCCAAATGTAGAAGAAGTTTCATCACCACTTATAAACCATAATGATGGTGTTTGACTAAATGATGCAGGATCAATAGGTAATTCAAAAGTAAATGTTTTATCTCTTGAACTACCACTACCACTATATAATCTAACACTTAAAGCAGTTGTTCCTGTTGTTTTATTAGATATAGTAAATTCACCTGTGTTGTAATTAATAGGATTGCTCCATTGACTAGGTGATGAATTCTTTAATGTAGGATTAAATCTTGCACTTTGTTCTCCATTTACAAATATTTCAGCATATATAGGATAACCGAAGTATTTAGAACCAGTACAGGTTGAAACTGATAGATTTACTGAATAAATCATATCAGCTCCACTTCTTCTTTTCCCATAAGAAACTGTTAAATATAAATAAGGTTTACTAGAAGTCCATTGTAATGCTTCGTTAAAATTAGCCATCTTATTCACCACCTATACATACTAAACCAATACCATCATTAACTACTGAACCATTATCATAAATGGTAATTGGTATAAATCTTAATTTACCTGATATAGTAAGTTCTTCTTGTACTACTGATTTCTTCATAACAAACTCATCAAAATCTACCCAGAATAATTTATTATCATTTGCATCATATCCAGCAAATCCATCATTATCATTCATTACTACATAAGAACCATCACTGCCAAACATTTTAAGCCCATTTTTATCCATTTTACCAATTAAAAAGTTATCTTCATTGTATAACTCTAATGTTCCACTTTGGTTTAATGAAGAACCTAATTTTAATGTTAGAAGTTTAATCATATCACTTGTTAAGTTTATTGCATTAATTTGTTGCATATCTAAAGTTCCATTAATGCTCCAAGCACTATTAAAAGTACCATTTATACCTGTTGTACTAAAACCAATACCACCATTGTTAATCATAATAACATTAGTAGCATTTTCTTTAGGTAAAGTATCAACTACTAAAATCTTATCACCATCATATATTACATAAGAATTACTCATAGCATCCCATATTTCACTAGTTGCTTGTTTTAATTCACTTCCTAAAGTTATTGCAAGTGTGCTATTTGCCTCGTTTATAGCAGTTTCAGTAGTATTTGCTACAACATCCATTAATGATGCTAATTTCTTTTGAAAATTACCAAATTCAAGTTTAGTATATTTTTCTAATATGCAATCATAATCATAACTAATTAAGTTAGTCATTATGTTTATACCAAGTCTTTCATCAATAACTTCAATTACATCTCCTACATCTGATATCTTTTCTAAATTTGCTTCTAATGTGTAATTTACTTTAGGATATTTGTTTTCTTCTAGGTATTTAGTTGCTTGTTCTCTTAAATCATTTATTAATGCTTGATTATAAGCATCTTCATCTAAATTGCCTTCTTCATCTTCATAAGGTTCAGTATCTATATCTTGATTAAAACTAACCTTTTTTGTATAAGGTATATCGTATTCAATATCAGCATATAAATACTTTTCAGGTAATAGTAAACCATCTTGTCCTACTGGCATAAGTTTAGTACATACATCATCCCAATTTTCATCACAGGTAATGTCTTTTAGGTTTTTACCATACCTAACTACAACACCATTATCAGAACCTATTGAATTCATTATTTTAATATCGTAGTTATCTCTTACTAAATGCCCTCCCCATCTTTCTAAAACAACTTGTATTGCTTCTTCTAAACTTCTTCTTACACATCTATAAGAATTAACTACATTTATATTAGATAAAGTAGTAAATGGTGAAGTGTTATCAGTAGCATTATTCAAATGATCTAAAGCATCATTACAATTTTTATCTACAACATAAGAATCTTCAATTAAATAATTCTCACTATCGTAGTACACATGATAACACTTTGCACTTAATTTAGATTTAGTCTTTTTAACATTACCAATTCTAAATGCTTGATTTCCTGTTGGTGTATTAGCAACGATAATTCTATTTTGTGTAAAATCATCTGCATATTCTAAACCTAAATCAATATCTAAATAATATTCACCATTATCTTCTTTATGTATTTCAGCTAATCTAGGTAATAAAACTTTATCACCATTAGAACTATATTCTTTATCAGTTGTTCCAAATAATCTAATCATACTATCACCTATACCCATCTTGAATAATTAGTAATTTTTAGATATTCAACATAACCACCATCTACTTGAATAGTATTATTACCACTTTGTAATTTAAAGTTGTTGTAATCACCTACTACTTGTCTATTCTTTAAAGTACCTTGATAATATGCTTCCATCTTATCAGTATCAATGTATATTATTTCATTGTTTAAAGACACTACAAACACTTGAATACCATTAAGATATATATTTATATTACCTGTACCTTTTAACTCTAATAAAGGTTTAGAATAGATATTACCATCATTAGTAATAGTAATAGATGTATCACCTGTATAATATGTTAAATCAATAATAAAAGGTAAATCATTATTTACTTGATTAATATTAGTAGTACCTTCTTTACTTTGTGCTTCCTCTAATGTATTTAATTGTTCTATTAATGGTTGATATGTTATTTCTACCCCACTAGGATTTTCGTTTGGATTTTTATAATAAATAGTTGCACCTGTTGTAAGTTCTCCTGTTGTACTTATATAATCAGTTGTTATTGTTTCACCATTATAACTTGCTATTTTTAATACCATTGGTTTTTTATACCATTTATCATTTTCTTTATATATATAATCTTGATATGTTCCTATTTTACATAGTTCTATTGGTGTTGTTCCATAAGGTGTGTATAAGTTTGGTTTTGTGCCTTTTTCAACTTGTACCCACTCTACATCACTTGCAACTAATCCAATTTTTTGAAGTCTTATTCTTATATTAGTATCATTTTCTAATGTAAAAGTCCATTGTGTTGTTTCAGTTGAAGAACTATGTGTTGTTGTATCAATATATTGTAAATATGCACTTACATTTGTACTTATAGTATATGTTCCTGCTTTAAATGGCATTTCAAGACTTGTTGAACCTGTACCAATATAAATATTATTTACTGCCGATGCTTTTAAACTATCATCTATTAAGTTTTCCACAGGTAAGTCTATATTATATGTAGTACCATTATATGGTTCATAGGTTGTGGACATAGGTGTTTCACCAACTTCAATTTGTATTTTTGTTAAGTCAGTTGCATTAACAGCTAAATAATTATGCCCTGATGTATCAATAGTAAATGCACGATTTGTATTATCGTATAAAACACCATTATAACCTGTGGCAGTTTGTTGTGATGTTGGTAGTGTATCTATACAACACGCTCTATATCGTGCTTGAGTTGTTGTTGTTGAAATAGTATATTTTCCACCATTAGTAGGAATAATCAAACCTGAATTACCTGTTCCTATTCCTACTAAATCATATGAACCACTTATCCAAACACTTTGATTAGTTCCATTACATAAGTTTTTCCCACATACTACTATATCATTATCACCACTT